TTACCTGTTCATTCTCGGCGTAACCTTGCGCCCCGGTGTGCCGTGCCAACACTCCGCCCGTCGCATAATCACGGTGGTGTGCCGCCACCCGGCATTGCTTACCCGCGTTTCCACCCGGTTTAGTGTGTAGCCGGGGTATTTCCGCTCCCAGTACGCCACATCGTCGATGTACAGGGTGCTTACCTCGTCCAGCTTCTTGCGGCTCCACTTGGTATCGTTCGGCGGCGGTGTTTTCGGCTTTTCAAGGCCACGGCTCTGCCGCCAGCTCCGGGCGCACCGCTTGTTCTTGCTGATATACCGCACAAGGCTTTCAACGCTGCCGTGGTCAACATCCAAGTATTCACAGCGGGTAAAGCCAATCTGCCCGGCCTTGTCTGCCCATAGCTGTTCCAGCACATCACGGGTCAGGCCGTCGGTGTGCTGTATGATCGCGTGGTGGTGGTGCCGCCCGCAGGCTGTGCCATCCTCCTGCACGGTGCAATACTCTGTGGCGGCAACCCACTTGGGGCGCTGTACGCCGTTCTTGTCGCACCAACGGTACAAGCGCTTTATGTAGTTCGTCAAATCGCGGTCAGCCTTGGCCGTGTCGCCCGGCTCCGGGTGGTGGTCGTCGTCATAGGTGCCCGTCCACGAAAAATCCCCCTTGCCGAAGTTGGCGTTGACAAGCTGCACATGGTAGCGCTTGGCCCTGTTGTCGTTGTAGGTCTGCTGCGCAAGGGTGCTGGCCTCCTTGCGCTTGGCGCGGCGGCTTGCTTTGTGCTGCTTGGGTGTCACAGGGTATAGATCAACCTCCATGTAGGGGGCGGTGGCATAACTCTTGCCGCAGATGTGCTTTTGCTCTCTGTAATAGATCGACTTCACAGCTTTTGCCCCTCTCCCAAGGTGGTTACTTCCCATGCGGGGGCTACACCCCCGCACCCCTGTATTATTTTCTTCTTGCTGGAATACCACACTCTGCTCCGCAGGCAAGGGGGAAACACCGGGCGGCTCTCTCTCCGTCCTGCTGTTGGTCAGGCAGTGCCCGCCGCCCTCGTTTCCCCCTTGACCCCTTTCCCCGGCATTTCTGCCGTGGTGCTTAACTTAATGCTGATATACCAGCCCCAAGCCGCCCAAGGCGGTATTTTTTTAGCCCGCCGCAGCGCGGCAAGGCTAAAAAATCAAGCAGCCGGGCGGGGCGCAATCCCGCTCCGCGCCCGGCCTGCAAGGCCTATTCTGTTTTTTGCCCTCAATAGGGCTTGCCGATGTAATCAAGGATTTTGCCAAGGCCAAGGCCCGTTTTATCCGGCTTTAACTCGCCGTTTTCAAAGTGCCCGCCGTATATGCAGTATTTGTACTGCGCCGGGTGTGTCTGCTTCATGCGCTGGAACCTGTTCGGCTCCTTGTCGCTCATAATCCCGAACATACAGTACATACAACCTGTTCTGTCGCAGCCCGTCGTAGTCAATTTCGGCGGGAACTCCTCGTCGAACATCTGCAACTGCATATTTTCTTCCACGATCTCGCCGTACACTGGCGCATAGGGTATGCCGGTCTGTTTCAGGTATTGCAGCACATCTTGCTCTGTCCAAAATGACATCGGCTTTGACATGGGCCGTTCTGAATCGAACGAATTACAGCCGTACCGCAGCCACGATGCTTGCCGCTGTTCCGATTCCTCGGTCATAGTGGCAACTATCGGCTTGCGCCCGGTTTCCTTTTCGTACTTCTTGGCCGGGCCTTTCTTCATAACATCACAACATAATTGCGAAGTTGAAAACGGTGCCTCGACCATGAACTTGTACTTCTTGTAGCGTTCCTTGAATTTGCTTGGCTTTCCGCGCTTGTCCAGCCCGTCCAGCCGGTTTAGTGCCCATTGTGAACCGTGCCGGGCGTAGTAGATCACCTTTGCAACTTCTTTCCCGATCACCGGGTAGCCGTATTTTGTCAGCACTTCCGGGAAAGTCAGCTCCGGCGTCAGCACTTTAAGGTCAACGGGGATTTCATACTGCCTTTCCAGCCACTTTGCAAAATACTTTACGAACTTCTGGATTTCCGGGTATTCAAGCCCCGTGTTCACAAACACCAAATGGAGCGGTTCTTTTCGGTTCGGGCACCAAAAGGCTTGATACGCTCTCGCCGTCAAGTCCGCCAAAACCGTGCTGTCCTTTCCGCCGCTGAATGAAATGTACACATTCCAGTCATACCGGCCTATCCACTCAATGATTCTTGTTTGCGTTACTTGAATTTTCCGTTGAAGTGACCACGCCCGCATAGTTTCCAAGTCCTGCTTTGTGTACTTGGTTTCACTCTGCATGGCCGTCCTCCATCCCGATCTGCTCCGCGCCCTCGTCCTGCTTGTCCGGGTCTGCTGCGTCCAAAGCCTGTTTCTGCTCCCGCATATACTGGCTCACGCAGGCGCTTTCAAACTCGCTCAAATCCTCCAAGAACTGCTTGGTTATGATCTTCAAGGGCGCAAACCCGGCCAGCACCTCAAACCCGTCTTTGATAACCACATACGGCGCACCGCCAGCAGTCTTGCGCACAACGGTCTGTATGTAGTCGCTGGTCTTTACCACATCGGCAATCGGTGCAATCAGCGCCGCGTCGTAGAAGATCAGCTCCCCACCACTGCCGTACACAAGGCCAACCAGCCCCATACCCTTGTAGAACATTTCCAGCGGCACCCGCCGCGCCTCCTGCTCCGTCGGGTCTGTTTCTGTCAGGTTCATGCCAAAGTCCGCCCCGGCGTGTGCGGTGTATTTTTCGTCGAAGAACATCTTCTCCCACGCCTTGCTGTCAATGTCCAGCACCGCGCCTGCCTGTTCCTTGCCCTCCATGTAGGGCAACTCCGTGGCGTTGTACAGCGCCAAACGGGTGCCCAGCCAAATACCGCTGTCGTCCGCATGAATTACCACGCAGTAACTTTCGCTCTTGGCTCGTTTCACAAACTTGCTCAACTTCATAGCCCGGCTCCTTTCAGCCCAGCAGGCACAGCGCACACAGCTTGATAATTGCCAGCGGCCCCAGCACGGCGGCGATTGCCCACGCAATGCAGGCAAAAATCATCAGCAGGCCAACCAGCGCAGCGAGAATAGCTTTCAAAACTTCCATAGTGCCCTCATTTCTCCGCCGCGCTATCGCTTGGCGGTCAGTGTTTCAGTGTCCAGCGTTTCAGTGCTTCTTGAAATAAGCGGAACGGCCCCCGAGGCTGCCGCCGGCATAGGAGCGCGGGCTGCCCAGGTTGGAATGGAACACCCCGGCGCTGCCGCCATTGATCCAGCCGCCACCGCGAACCAGTGTGTATTCGCCCTCGGTACTGTCCACATAGCACCCGGCCTTTTCCTCCCCGGCAAACAGGGCCAGCGCCCGCAGCTGCTCACTGTCGCAGTTCATCCGCACATTCCCCCACACGCAGCCGCAGTAGTCACGGTGAATGCTCGGATAGGTGTTAAAGGTGATCTTGTTATCTTCCACCGCAACATACAGCGGGTGGCCCTCCGCATCCGTGATCGGTTTCCATCCGTCGCCGCACTCGGTCAAATCCGTTTCGGGCAGGGCCGCGTCGTTGTTCTCCGCCGCCCACAGCGCCCCGTCGCGGATTCTCACACCACGGGCAAACTCCCAAATGTTGCCGCAAAGATCATGTACACCGCTGGCCGTGTGGTCGTGCGTCCAAGTAGCCGGGCCGCTGCCGGTCAGCGTTTTGTAACTGTCCTCAATGATAATGCCCTGTTCCTTGTCGTCACCGTGCCAGTGGGAACAATTCGTGTTTCCGTGTGGCAGGGTGCCCAGTTTCAGGCTGGTGTCAGCCAGCAAGCCCCACTCCGCCGCCGTCAGGCAGTGCCAACCCTCGCCCTTGGAGAAACACGCCTGCGCGAAATCCTCCATCGTGATATTCGTGACCGGCTCCTGCAAGGGCAGGCTGTACGGCTTGCCGTTAATCATGGTGTTTTCATAGACGGAAATATAAATTTCGTCGTACACCTCGCCGCCGATGATGAACGCCGGGTGTACCGCGTCACTGCCGCCGAAAAGCTCCTTGTTGGTCACGCGGCGGAACCTGTGCATGATGGAGGGAATACCGGCGTTGTCGTAAATCGCCACCACATCATGCTCCACGCCCGGCGCGGTCTGCTCCCTGCGGCGCAGCTCCTCGTCGTTGCTCAGGATTTCCCGCTTGATCTCCTCCGGCGCGTCGCTCAAATCCTCGGCACATCCGCAGTTTTCGGCGCAGCGCTCCGCGTCCTGCTGCACATAGCCCAAAAAGGCGGCGGCCTGCCTGCCCACAAACTCGCTCTTGCCCTCGGCGGCCATGCTAAGACCAAAGTAGTTGCACAGAATCTTTGCCATTTTCTTTATCTCCTTTCGCCCACGGTAACATAGGCGGTTTTTCTGCTGTTCAGCTCCAAATCCACCGGCGCTTTGCAGGCAAGGCAGGTATGTGTCACCCGGTCAGCGATCAGGTTGGTTTTGTAGCTGAAGCTCTTGCCGCACTTGCAGTGCATAAACATCGGGCGCAGCTTTTCCAGCGGCGTTTCGTGACCGCACTCGCCGCACTTGTACCCGTATGTTTCATGCTTGGCGCAAAACGCCTTGATCGCGCCGCACTCCTCGCACTGCACAATCAAAAAGCCCCTGTACGGCCCTTGGTCTGCGTCCGGGTCGGCGCTTTTCCAAGTGTCACGGGCACCAAACATCCGCTCCACGCGGCTGCCGCGCCTGTCCTCTCGGTGTGGTGCGGCTCGGCGCTCCGTGTTGGCCGGGCTGTTCTCGCCGTTCAGCGGCACCACCTGCCCGGTGGCGATGTCCTCCAAGAATACCTTGCCGCCCTGCACATACGCCCGGAACGCGCCGCGCTGGCACATCCGGCGTACATCCGAAATACTGGTACTTTCCATTGTCTTGACCTCCTGTGTTTATGTTAGATGGAACAGGCTTGTTTGGCTGGTGTAGTCCAAAAAGCGCTGTTCCTCTGCAGCGTAATAGATCGGGTCGATCTCAAACCCGATAAAATCCACCCCGGCCTCGTAAGCGGCAATCCTGCTGCTCCCGCTCCCCAAGTGTGTGTCCAGCACCCGGCACCCCGGCGCGGCGTAGTTCTGAAAAATCCAGTCATACAGCGCTACCGGCTTTTGCGTCGGGTGGATTCTCTGCTCGTTCAGCTTTTTGTTTCCCTGCATGATATGCCCCTCGGCAACGCTCTTGCCTTGCAGCATACCGTTCCACATGAACCTGAACAGGCGCACGGTGTTGAATAGGTCAGTTGCGGCCAGCTCACAGTCTGAAAAGCTGGTGCCTTTCTTGCACTTGTCCCACACGATTCTGCCGGGCGCAAATTCATAGCTGAAATAGTTGCAGCCCCATACAATGTAATGCTTGGCTACCCTGCGTAACTCGTCAAAGTATGCCCGCCCCGGTATCTCCCACACAGGCGATACCGGGTAGTCGCGGTATACGCCGATCTTGCTAACCTTGCTGCCGTAATAGCCCCGGCGTTCCGGCCCGCTGAAATACGGCGGGTCAACCACCGCAAGATCAAAGAACCCGTCCGGGAATTGTGCCATGCCTTTCATGCAATCCATGTTGTAGCACTGGTTTAGTTCAAGCATTGATGATCTCCGTTGTAGATAACGACCATCGACGGAAACGGTGCAGGCGGGAACCTGTTCCCGTCCTCGTCCTCAAAGTGCAGCCGTCCGCGCAAAAAGCGGATTTCTGCTTTTCCGTATATGTAGTCGTGGAAGTAGGCCGTGTCTGTCCTTGCTGGTATCAGCAGAACAACCGTTGTTCCAGCCTGCGCCTCCTCATAGGCTTTGCGCACCCACGCGCCCAGTGCCCGGCCATACGGCGGGTTGCAAAACACGCTGCCCCCCCCCGATATTCCACGGGGCGGTCAGGCCGTCGGTTTCCGGGGTGTAGAAGTTCTTGCATTTTGCGCTTTTTTCTGTGGCCGCCGCGTCTAAAGTGAAATGAAACTCCGCGTTCAGGGTGTCGAAAAAGCCCTGCGGTGTGCAGTAGTCCATTTTCTTACTGCTCAAAAGTGCGCTGTTCATTTTCCGTTGTCTTTACCTTCTGTGTTTTAGATATAATCTTCAAACCTCTTGCAGCTCCGAAAAATCACGCGGTTGTTGCACCAACGCTGCAACCGGCGTATCTCCCGTGCCGCATGGGGCTTGTCGTAAACCATCACATACGGGTCATATCCCATATCGCGTAGGGTATAAATCCTGTATAGGTTTTCTTCCATCGTGCTGTTATAGTTGGTCAGCACATAGACCGTTCCATACCGCCCATGCGGTTTATGGGTTGCCTGTTCTGCGTAAAGCCTGAACCGTTCTGCAAGATCGTCCGCCGGGTTATCCCACGCAAAATGTACTTCCTTTATGCGCATAGCGTTTAGATCGGCTATGTCGGCGTCGTTGACAAGCCGAATGTCTATGCCCTGCGTGAAATCAATGCAGGCCCCGGTTTCTCGGTACTGGCGCATAAGATCGCGCTTTTCCGGGCAGGCGGTTATATTCGGGTCAAGCACCTTTATTTCTTTTTGCCCGCACCAAAAATCACTGACATCGGCAACCTTTACCGCGCACCGTCCTTCTTTGGCAGCAACATGGCAGAACGCACACCCGCGCGGGCATCCTCTGCTTGTCATGCTTACCGCAAAAGGAAACTGCGGGTATATAGAGTAGTCCGGAAAGCAGCGTTCGATCTCCGGCGGCAGCTCTGTGTTCTTGCTCTTGTCAAAGTGTTCTTTCCCGTCGTCGCCAAGGTGAATGCAGTAACCCGTTCCGCCCTTGATTACGCGGTCTGCGTTGAGCGGTTCCGGCACATCTGCGGTGTAGGTGTCGGAAAAAATCTTGCTCATGTACACAATGTCGTAGTGAACAAAGTCGCTCCACCACCATTCCACTGTGTCGCCGTGTGCCTTGTGATATGCAGAAATCCTCATAAGTGCAAGGTTCGGGAAGTTGTGACCGTCCACATCTATAAGGCCGACTTTCACAGTTACCTCCTCGGCATTTTCACCGGCACAGCGTCCGGCCCAACTGCCCAAACTTCCACATCGTCGATGATCTCCAACCAGTCACAGCCCCAATATTCCGCCGCGTTCAGCATGGCGGCATAGTTGGAGGTGTGCGGCACGATCACTTCACCAAATCGCGGGTGAACCACCCGTGCGCAGGTCTTGGCGTTCCAGCGGCTTTCCCGTGCCCGCCGGGCGGCAAGGGTCATGTCCTTATACGGATTCACGCAGCCACTCCGCCTTGTCGGCCTGCCCGTAAAACCCGTGGGCCAGCCACACACCGAAAACGAACAGGAACAGCCCGGCCAAGCCATAACCGATGATCTGCCCGATCTCGCACATACCGCCAGCGCCCAGCAGCACAAGGAACCCCAGCAGCGCAAGTGCAGCGCCGACGCGCTCCTGCAGGCGGTTCAGCTTGCGGGCGCGGGCTGCGGCATTTTTCCGCCGGGTCATTTCCTTTTTGTACTGCGCCGGGATATAGGCTTTAATGGTCTGCCCCTCCGGGCTGGTCTTGATCTCAATGTACCGCACTTCCAC